TCATAAATCGCCTCGCGCTATAATGTTTGAGTTCCATTCATCGGAGTATGTCATATTGCCATTAGCGGGAACGGGCACGCAGTAGTTGAAACTTTGAGTTTCAATACTACTCTCACGAACGACAATACCAGAACCACCCTTGATTAGAGCGTTTTTGTTATCGTATAACCACAAATGAGAAGGTACAGACATTTTACATTCTCCACATAGATAAATTACTTAATGCTTTGGTTAAGTCTTTTAATTTATTTAATGGATTGGTTAATAATGGAAGGTTATTTTTGCGTAATCAATGTTGTGCACACTAATCTCCTCAAAGTCTTTTCTAGGGTTTAATATGAAGCCTAATCTGTTATTAACGACAACAACGTGATGCCTAACACCTGAATTATACTCTCTGTTTTCAGCTATAGAATTTAATTTTTAATATATGTATTTTCAATGTTTTCTAATTTTAATTTAATAAAATAAGTACCTAATTCGCTTATGGTACACAGGTACGCAATTACATCCGTGTATACCAGAAATAATCATGATATTTCAGTCGTTAACTATTTTTTTAAAGTATTAGTAACTAAAATAATTATGAGTACCAACTCTAAGCTATCTAGTTTACTACTTCATAAAAGTATAGTTTATCACGCAGGGAAACCATAAATCCAAGAATAAAGTTCGGGGAAAGGAATCTATCAAAACCTGTCATTTTATAATGGCAAGAGGAAGACACTCGGCGTAATGATTAATAGTGCTTTCCGTGGACGCACCAGCGCCGGCGCGGTATTCAGGCTTGCTCAAACCGGATATTAATGAGCCACAAAAAAGAACTGTAAATCGAATCCGGGTAAATTTTCGGAGTTCCTAAAAAAAGGAATGTAAACCAAGCATGTTAAGTTTTGTTAAGGTTTTGCAGACTATATGGAAAGACGGAACAACCAATCCTATTTGCAAGGTATCCATTGAGGTATCCACCAAAAGCAGTCTTTTAAAAGTGTATACTAAGCTGGTTATATTTTTTCTGGTCAACATATCACCGGTGACAAACAAAACCACCGCGCCAAGCCTGCCAGTAAAAGTCTAGAAAGTTCTTTCTGGCTGGCCTGCTTACCAATGTCATTAGGGCGGAGTGTGCCAGTGCTAAAGTTTACGTCAAACGCTGGAGAATTTAGGAGGCGCAATGGATTATCCCATCAAAGATTTATGCCAGAAAATTAAAATCTCACCACTACACGGTTGCATTTTTTTGTGGGGTACCCCATGGGGTATTCATAATAAAAAAGGCGCTAATCCATAAAGGAAAAGCGCCTTTTTTCAATACGTTAACTGATTAGTATCAGTTCATGCCGTATTTTCAAAAACAGTGTTTTTTACGGTTTATATACGTTCGTAGTTGTTCACATAACTTTATGATATACATTGAATAAATGATGTTTATCGTTCATGCTTGTTTATCGTTGTTTATGGAGAAACATCGAGATGTGTAGTCAACGGTGTAGTCAATGAAACGTATGAACTGATATTTTTAACGGCTGGTGGAATGAAAAAACTAAGCGACACATCACTAAGAAAATTATTAGGCCGAGTAAGCTCCTCAGATAATTTTTATGCTGATGGTGACGGGTTAAGTGTGCGTGTCTCGAAATCAGGTGTGATGACATGGCTTTTCGCATATCGAATTGGTGGGAGAGAGGCCAAGCCACAGAGATTAAAGCTCGGTAACTACCCAGATATGCCGTTAAAGCTGGCGAGAGAACGCCGCGAACAATGCCGAGCATGGTTAGCTGAGGGAAAAGACCCACGACACCAACTAAATTTAACCACGGCACAGACATTGAAGCCGGTAACGGTTAAAGAGGCCATCGATTACTGGATCAGAGAGTACGCCACCGAAAATCGCGCCAATGTAGAACGCCATAAAGCCCAACTTAAAAAGCACATATATCCCTATATCGGCTCCTATCCTCTCTCAGAGTGTGAAACTCGTTACTGGTTGGATTGCTTTGACCGTATGAAGAAAACAACGCCTGTAGCCGCAGGTTACGTTTTTCAGATGTGTAAACAGGCTCTCAAGTTCTGCCGTGTGCGTCGGTACGCCATTAGCAATGCGTTAGACGATTTAACGATCACTGATGTGGGCAAGAAACAAGAAAAGGGTGACCGTGTTCACTCTGATGAGGAACTAGGGCAATTATGGCGAGCAACGGAAGAACTAAAATTTTTGCCTTACTATGCAGCAATGATCCGTTTGCTGGTGGTGTTCGGTAGCCGTTCTCAAGAGGTACGGCTCTCGAAATGGTCAGAGTGGAATATGAAACGCTGGATCTGGACGGTGCCGAAAGAGCATAGCAAAGGCGGTGAAAAAATTATTCGACCCATACCCGAGGCCATACAACCGTTGATTAAATCGTTGTACCAGCAACATAAAGACACTGGCTTATTGCTTGGTGAATTGAAAGAGTCCAGCGCCGTGAGCGCGTGGGGAAGATTAGTTTGGAAGCGGTTAGGGCACTCCGAGGCGTGGTCACTACATGACTTGCGGCGCTCGTTCTCCACTAAGCTGAATGAATTAGGGATAGCTCCCCATGTTGTTGAGCAGCTATTAGGCCACACGATGCCTGGTGTTATGTCGGTATACAATCACAGCCAATATTTACCAGAGAAGCAAGACGCACTAAATAAATGGTGTGAGAGATTAAATTTACTGTCTGGTGAATATGAAAACGTCATTCTATTGCAGGTGAAAAAATGAACCTTCCTGAACGTGCTTATTATCCATTAAGTAAAGCAGCAAAAAAATTATGCTGTGATGAGGATGATTTAATCCATTTTGGATCCACTGGGGAATTAGAAATATGTTTGTTTATAGAGGATTCATTTGAAAATTATTCTATAAAATCTGAGCCAGTAGATGTCGGCGGAGAAACTATTAGGGTTTACGGGGTGTATTGTTCGTTTGCTGCTGTATATTTAGATGATAAACCATCCAAATTGCACTTCAATGGTATGATGGCAATTTCACCAACTATACTGAGAAATATAGAATTCTATGGTGAAAGCGATTTTGATAGTATCTATGGTTGTACACCATGTGAAAATAATGACAGCGTATATTTTTTTGATATAAATACCGATGGAGTAAGTGTTACTAAAGATCGGCTATATATAACAGCAGATGAAATATATAAAATTCTAAGCGGTAGCGTAAGAAATAATAAAGAAAAATTTTTAATTTCTGGTGATTCGCCAAAAACAACAGCTAAGGCATCTGAGTTAATTCCTCCAATACTGAAAATGATACCTGAATTATCAGATATAGATTTTGATAATGAAAAAGTGACTAAAATAGTAAATATTATTGAATCCGTTGCTGCTTCTAAAGGCATTGGATTACCTAAGACCCATTGGCAAACATGGAAAAAATACATTGGCAGAGATTGATATCACACTTTGGTTATGTGATATCACACAAAAATCACTCATACATCTAAATAATGCCCGTGAACTTCAATGAACAAGGGCATACATTAGTGAACAATCAAAAAATTTATCAAGACCGAGCTATCCGCGAATCAGAGTGCCGCCAGTTAACAGGACTGGCGCGCACAACCCGATACCAGCTAGAGAAGGCTGGAAAATTCCCCCAACGCCGCAAACTTGGCGGTCGTTCTATTGGTTGGATGCTTTCAGAGGTTCAATACTGGATCGCAAATCAACCTAAAGTATCCCGTAACACTGCGACTGGTCGCTAGTGTAGCCATTTTTAACCGCGCATAATTTTATTAGCAGGACATAAAAATGAAACCAATAGAAAAGCGGCCTAACGGTCAGGGGCTTCTCTACGCCCAAAATCAGGTAGGTAATATTTCGATTAATGACCTACCAGTCATTGAATGGTGCGGCGCTCGTGTCGTTACCACCGAAACCCTCGCTATGGGCTACGGCGTACCGGAAAATACGATCCGTAAGAACCTTTCCAACAACCGGACTCGCTTTGTAGATGATGTGCATATTTTCACGTTGAAGAACGCGGCTTTGAAGGCGTTCAGGAACCACGTGAACGATATTCACTCGGTTAGTAAACATACAACATCACTCATCCTCTGGACAGAACGCGGCGCTGCCCGTATGTCAAAAATAGTTGATACCGATGAGGCATGGGAATTTTTCGAGAAAATGGAGGAAAGCTATTTTTCTCGTGGAAAGACTACTGATATGGCCACGCCGAAATTTTCCGATCCTGCCGCTGCAGCTCGTGCATGGGCTGACGAGTATGAGGCCAAAAACAAGGCAATCACTTACGTACACCGTCAGGCGCGATACATCGGGCATCTTGAAAACCTATTCACCGAGGGGTTAAGCCCCGTCCAGTTCTGTAAGCGGCTGAACGGCGTCAACACCAGCAAGGTTAATGCTTTTCTCAAGTCTACAGGTTGGCTGTACGACGATCGCCAAAATAACCACCACTCCCGCTGGCGCGTGTATTCCTACGCCCGAGATAAATACCTAACGGAAACCTCTCACACAATAGCCAAACAAGACAAAGAATCCTTTGAAGCACATAAGCCTATTCTTTTGCACAAGGGGGCCGTGTGGCTGTACCGCAAGTATTTAAAGGGATCGCTACCGATGAAAAAGAATTGGGACGGGGTTTTTACTCACGATAAGGAACTGGAGGACGCTAAAAATGATGATGGCCAATAAAACAAAAGCGGCCTTGCAGGGCCGCCAATGTAGAAACGCTTATCAAATTCCTAGCCAGCTTATCACGCTGATCGATCAGGTCAATAGCTTGTTAGCTTGTGGTGCTAAATCAACTGCGCCATTCGCGCTGGTTTGCGTGACACTGCGTGACACCCGTTGCAATCTCGTTGAACGGGGAGGCAACGGCGCACGATATAGAGTCAGTAATCAGCGCTTTGGCCTTGCGTGTAACTGCTCGATTTTCTGCCTCGCTTCGCGTGAAATTTCTTCAAGCTCTTTCGCTGCCTTATCGCTGGTGTCTGCGATGCTAGCGAGCGTACGAACGGCAGAAGCAAGCGCATCATATCCAACGTCCCCGAGCTGGCGACGGGCTATTTCACCACGTACGGCGGTTACGATAAAACCTGCGGTGCTTTCATCATCTCGCTTAAGCATTTCCATTTCTTGTATTAAATCATGTGGAAAGCGAATGTTTTTCATTTGTGATTTGTTGTTTACGTTTCCCGTAGCCATAAGTTCACCGCGTTTTGTTTTGGTGTGCATACATTACACGAAAAAGTGTGTAAGTAAAATGCTTGACCTAAATACACACCTTGAATTAATGTGTGTATACACTAATTATTTCGGTGTACAAACGGCAAAACCCCGCAGTGCTCGAACACTAGCGGGGCTTCTAATCACAACGTTAAGAAAGGTAACGCTATGACTACGATAAATAGTAACACACCACCACGCCCAGCATTCACATGGTTATTTTTGGCTACTCCAACGGGACACCCAAATGTAACGCCTATCGTTGTACGTACTGAGGCCAATACCGAGGATGAAGCCCGTAAACGTTTTATCGGCTGGTCATTGGTATTTGCTGCGCAAATCCGTACCGGAACGCCCTATCAAGTCGGCTGGTATGATCCCATTACTGGTATGTCATGGCACGTTCACGGTTCATCGGTAGTAGAAGATATTACGGGGGTGCTGCATGCGTAACATGTCTGTATCTGACCTGAGCACCTTACGGATTGATCCTGCGATTACTGGTCGCATTCTTTTGCAGGTTCTCAATGGGCGCGTTGTATCTAGTACGCTGATACCGAGCGATCACATTGTGGCTAGCGTTGATGCGTTTATGGAGTTAGCAGAACGAGCGGGATACAAAAAAAATGCGTATGAATCCGTCGCTATTCGAGAAGGATTTACGGGCGATATTTTGGTTCATGCAAAAAACGGCAAAAAGACCAGCCAGCGAGAATTAAGCCCTGACCATAAAGTAGCGACACTGCCTGACCTACTTGAGCTAATGGAACAGGTTGGCTATCAGATCACCGCACCAGTAACGGAGTAAAAATCATGACTATAAAAAATTCCGGCTTAGTTGCTGGTGGTCACGCTCAACCTAAAAAGGGCGATAAGTATAAAGATAGCCACGGTTCACTAATAGAAATCACTTATGTTTTTGGTGAACGGGTGACATACAAGCGTCAAGGCTATGCAAATGAATGCGTATGTTCGTTGGGGCGTTTACAGCGTGAATTTACCCTTGTGGAAAAAATGACGTTCGCCCAATGGAATGAACGAAATAAAACCGCAGAAAAAATCGAATCCCTACGTGCTGTTCTCACGGCAAAAAAAGAGGCAGGTAAAAAATGAGCGCTGTAAAAAAGATCCCTGATGCTGTTTTTTGCTGTCTCTATCGTTGGATGCAAACGGGCGGCGAGCTGGACAAGGTGACATTATCCGCCGCAGTTAACCAAACGAGTGAAACGGAACCGGTAGGCGTATTGGTACGCAAGCTGGAAGAGCTACGTAAAGCCGGATATGACGATATACAGGGTGCAGGTTATATGTCTGTACGCCATCCCGAACAGGCGAGAGAAAGACGATTTGAGCTGGTGGAAAGCGTGATCGGAAAATCTGAGGCGGCGGGGATCCTGAAAGATAGCCGTGTGACGTTATTATTCCCGCCAACGCCTGTAGGGATAAAGAAAACAACACTCCCGTTAAGTGTTGGCTCAACGGGGTATGACCGCCAGCAGGACTACACAATAAAAGGCCACCTACCATCAAATAGCCTGTGTAGCGTATATGGCCCAAGTGGTTCGTATAAATCATTTCTTGCGGTGTCGTGGGCTTGTCATATTGCGGCAGGGCTTAAATGGTCAGGCAAGAGTGTGTCTGGTGGCTCTGTGCTGTATATCGTCGGTGAGGGTGGTATAGGTGTGCCACGCCGCATTAAAGCATGGGAAAACGTCTACAACGATGCGGTACCGCTCGATAATTTTTATCTTGTTAACCGTCCTGTGTTTCCTGTTCGTCCAGATGAAGCTAATCAGGTTGTTATTGCCGCCAAACAGGTAGAGGCGACAACGGGTGAACCTGTGAAATTTATTGTCATTGATACGCTGGCGCGTTGCTTTGGTGGGAACGATGAAAACGACGCACGAGACATGGGGGCGTTTATTGAGGGATGCGACCTAATCAAGCGAGAAACAGGGGCTACTCTTCTGGTGGTGCATCACTCAGGCAAAGACGAGGGGAAAGGTGCGCGCGGCTCTAGTGCGTTCCGAGCGGCGTTAGATGCTGAGTTTCATGTAAAGCGTGAGGGTGACGGTGGCGCGTTAGTTCTGACCTGCACCAAAATGAAGGATTCAGAAGAACAGCCACAAAGAGCCTACGACCTGCGAACGGCGGAGTTGTTCACTGATGATGATGGTGAGCTAATATGCTCGCTGGTGGTTATCGATGTACCACGTGAGGCGAAAGACGAGGATCCGGAATTGTCTGTCGTGGCGAACCTATCTAAAAACCATACGGCATTATGGCAGTGTATACGCAGCCGAACGGCTAGCGGTGAGGACTGCACCCGCGCCCTACTCCGCGACGATATGATCGCCATGTTGGGTGATAACGGACGCCGAGGGTTTAACCGCTGGTTGGAGAAATTGGAGCGTGACGAACTGATAAAAATCGATGGGGATGAGGTTAGCCCGTTAGGTAGATTGGAGCGTTAAAAAGTACGCGGAAAGTGCGCACAGGTGCGCGGATTTTTGGGCAATAACCTGTTTTGCGCACTTTTCATGTATATATACGACAAAAGTGCGCAAACAGGAAAAAACATCTCTGAAAGCCGCGCCAATACTGGGTTTTACTCGTGCGCACCTAGTTATGCAAGTGCGCGGAAAATGCCGGACTTAAAAAGTGCGCGGAAAGTGCGCACAGGTGCGCGGAATTAGTCGGTAATTAATCATAACCATGAGGACATTTTACAAATATGAAAAGCCAAATCCAGAACGATATTGAAAGGTCACAACGTGTGCTACAGGAAGCTATTGAACATCGAGAAATGTTTGGTATTCCAGAGTCGCTATGGCTGCTCACCGATGATGAGTATCGAGCCATTGTTAATGGAGGGGCTTTCTTTTGCGTGGATCACCATGACTGCTTGCGCCATGAGTTTTCCGGTGAAATTATCGCATCGACCCAAGAGCAGGTTGATATTCTCATTGAGAATCTAAAGGAGCTGAGAAAGAAAATGGCACCTGCTTTGGACTGTACGAAAAAAGATTTGTAAAGATTTTGTTCGTATTTGTTCGTGGCTGTTTTTGTGAATTTACCCCTATTTACTATTAAATTTCACTGTATATTTTGATGAGTGGCACTCAGACGTGAGCCGCCACTTTGGCCGTTTAATCAAGCTGTAGCGACTACAGCCTGTGAGATGCAGAAAAAGGTTAAACGGCCTAATCCCTCCCGCGCTGGTTTCACGTCTCAACATTCATTGTTACGGAAACCACTCATGAAGAAATTACTCGAACTCCGTCAGGAAAAAACCACCCTTAAAACTCAGATGCGCTCACTGCTGGATAAAGCCGATAGTGAAAAACGTAGCCTGAACGATGATGAGGGTAAGCAGTTTGATGAATACCGCGCCCGTGTTGATTCGCTTGATATTGAAATTTCCCGCCTTGAAGCCGTTGCCGACGATGAACGAAGTCAGGCAGGAAAACCTGTAGATGAAAAAGGTGTGAGCAATGGTGAACTACGCCATTACATCATGACCGGTGACACTCGATCCCTTACCACGCTCGTTCCTGCCGATGGTGGCTATACCGTTATCCCTGAGCTGGATAAAGAGATCATGCGACAGTTGCAAGACGAAAGCGTGATGCGCTCTATTGCTACGGTTAAGACCACCAAAACCAACGAATATCAGAAATTGATCTCGGTAGGTGGTGTAACGGTTAAGCGCGGTACCGAAGGCGAAGAGCGAGAAGAAACATCAACACCTAAACTTGAGCGCGTAGATATTAAGCTAAACCCGATCTATGCATACCCTAAAACCACACAGGAAATTCTCGACTTTTCCGAGGTTGATATTCTGGGTTGGTTATCTTCCGAAGTTGCTGACACGTTTACCAATACCGAAGAGAACGATTTGGTGAATGGTGACGGCGATAAAAAATCTAAAGGTTTCTTAGCTTACCCACGTGTGGACACCAGCGATAAAACCCGCCCATTCGGCACGCTGGAAAAAATGGATACTGCCGAGGTAACTTCTGATGGTCTTATCGATCTCCTGTATAAGCTCAAGGCCAAATACCGCAAAAATGCCGTGTGGGTGATGAACTCCAATACCGCGGCTACATTGCAGAAACTTAAAAACGGTAATGGTGATTATATTTGGCGCGATCGTTTAGTTGCCGGTTCACCTGACACCCTTCTTGGGCGCCCTGTCCAATATCTAGAAACGATGCCCGATGCTGAGGCTGGAAAACCTTTCTTAGCTGTAGGCGATTTCAAACGCGGTTATTTCATTGTTGATCACACTACGGGTGTACGTACCCGACCTGACAACATTACGGAACCGGGATTCTACAAGGTCCACACAGACAAATATCTTGGCGGCGGCGTGGTGGATTCCAACGCTATCAAAATACTTGAGCTCTCAGGCGCTACGTCCTGATCTGATGTGTAAAGGGGCTACGGCCCCTTTTTAGCCTTTATGGAGTCCCACAATGAAAACAATCGATTTTGAAATTAGAACCTCAGAACTTACCGCCAGCAATAAAAAGCTGGTGGGTTACGCTGTGCGCTGGAACAGTCTTTCAGAACTTATCTGGGATGAGTTCAGAGAACAGTTTGCTCCTGGTGCATTCAGCGAAAGTCTATCTTCCGGTACAGATGTTAGAGCCTTGTTCGAACACAACAGCACCCAGCTATTGGGGCGCACAAAATCCGGCACACTCAAACTGTCTGAGGATGATACGGGTCTGCGTTTCGAACTGACGCCGCCAAATACTCAACTTGGTAATGACGTTATCGAGCTGGTGGAACGCGGCGATATTTCAGGCATGAGCTTTGGTTTCCGAGCTTTGAAAGAATCTTGGGATATTGCCCAATCCCCTTACCTACGCACTGTCACTGCTGCTGAATTACGGGAAATCACCGTCACATCGATGCCTGCCTATCCTGAGTCTGATGTCGAGATTGCACATCGTTCCCTTTTTGCCCAACACCCAGAATTACGCCGTGCTAGCGATAATCGCCGCCGCTGGGCTGAATTAGCGGGGATTTGATATGTGGAATATTTGGCCTTTTAGCCGCAAACCAGAGCAACGAAGCATGACTATCGATGAGTTCATGGCGCTGGCAGGTATCCCTAATACTGGCTCCGGTGAATATGTGTCTGCAGGTACGGCTGAGTCTCTTCCGGCTGTAATGAACGCGGTGGCTGTTATCAGTGAAGCCGTCGCCACTATGCCGTGTTATCTCTACAAAGTGAGGAATGACAAGGGGCGAGAGGCGCGGGAATGGCTGAGCAATCATCCGGTTGATTTTCTACTCAACGAGCATCCTAACGACTGCCAAACACCGTACCAATTTAAACGTACTATGATGCGTCATTGCCTGCTTAACGGTAACGCCTACGCCGTTATTCAGTGGGATAAGACGGGGCAACCAATTTCACTGCACCCCTACGCCCCCGGTTCAGTGGTTCCCGAGCGCATTGCTGAACATCGCTATAAATACACTATCACTGAGCCATACACCGGAAACGTGCGTACCTATCTGCAGGAAGAGATTCTGCACCTACGCTACGCCACTGATGATGGTTTTTTGGGGCGCTCCCCTATCACTATTTGCCGTGAAACATTGGGGCTTGGTTTAGCCCAACAGCGCCACGGTGCCAGCATCATGAAAGATGGAATGATGGCAGCGGGCATTATCAAATCAGGTGAGTGGTTGGATAGCGTCAAAGGGGCAAAGGCTCTCGAGGCGTTAGAGCGCTACAAGGGGGCGCGTAACGCGGGTAAAACACCCATCCTTGAAGGTGGTATGGAGTATGAGCAGCTCGGCATGAGCAATCAGGATGCCGAGTGGTTGGCCTCTCGTCGTTTCACCATTGAAGACATAGCCCGCATGTTCAACGTCTCGCCCATCTTCCTGCAGGAATATAGCAACAGCACCTACAGCAACTTTAGCGAAGCAAGCCGCGCCTTTCTCACGATGACCATGCGTCCTTGGCTGGCGAACGTTGAGCAACAGATTAAGTCATCTTTACTCATTACCTCACCCGTTCCGGGTATCCGCTATCAGGTTGAATTTGATTCTGCTGACCTCTTACGCGCTACACCTACCGAACGTTACGAGACTTACGAGACAGGTATTAAATCTGGCGTGATGTGTCCAAACGAAGCCCGAGAGCGTGAGGGTATGCCACCTCGAACAGGTGGTGATGAATTCAGTCAGGCATGGAAACAAACGGTAGAGGTGAAAGGCAGCAAAGGCGGTGAAAAATGAGAGCAGGAAAAATGCGCGATCGCATAACCATTCAGAACTTTACCACCATCGAATTGCCATCCGGTCAGGAGAAGGAAGTCTGGGCTGATGTTGCTACCGTCTGGGCAGAAGTCAAAGCAATCAGCGGGCGGGAGCTCATAGCCTCTGGTGCTGAACGTTCTGAGGCCACGTTCCGTATTTGGCTACGGTACCGGACAGATGTCACCAGCGCCAGCCGTATCTTGTGGCAACAGAAAGGACACGAAAAACAGGCTTACGACATTGTGGCGGCTATCCCTGATATCCCCTACAGCCGATTGGAATTGCTGTGTAAAGGAGGCGTCAAGCCATGAGCGAATTACTCGACCTAACAGAGGTGAAGCTGCACTGCCGTATTGATTCGAATGATGAAGATGCTTTGATTCAGGCGTACATGGCGGCAGCGCTAGAGGTATGCCAACGCCATATTGGCAAGCAGTTTAGTAACGGTCTGGAGTTCACCCCAGCTATCAAGATTGGCTGCATGATGTACATCTCACAGCTGTATGAATATCGCTCACCAATCAGCGATATCGAAGCTAAAGAAATCCCTATGGCTATTTCGGCTTTGTGGTCTGTATACCGTGATGTGGGGGTGTACTGATGCCATGGCAACCATTACGTCGATGTACAGAGCCGGGCTGTAACAAGCGGGTGCCGTCAGGTAAGTGTGATGAGCATAAACGACAGGCGCAACGTATGCATGACTCAAGGCGAGGTAATCGCCGTGAGCGTGGTTACTCAGCCAAATGGGATAAGTACCGCCTCCAGTTCCTCAAGCTTCATCCTCTGTGCGTGGATTGCGAGAAGCTAGGTCTTTACGTTCCTGCAAAAGTTGTTGACCACATCATCCCTATCAATGGTGGCGACGATGTTTTGTTTTGGCCTGAGTGGAATCATCAGGGCTTGTGCCAAACACATCATAACCGCAAGACAACACAGCAAGACCCTATAACTAAAGCCAATCGAAAGGCTGGAATGTATCGGGAGCAAGAGCAACGAGCAGCCCAGCGCAATGATTGGATATATGAGGTTGGACGTGAATGAGAAAGACGTGGTGAATCTATATCGATCATTAAGCCAATGCTGTGACAGCTTCATGCAGGATCGCGCCAAATTCCACCAACAGCAGCCAGTCACCCGCAACGCTCAACGTGAACGGGAGCTAAGAGAATGCATGCGCAACCGCTGACAGGAGGCACAGACCGGGTGGGGGGTGTTTTCAGGACAAAACCCTCATTGCTGGGCACCGACCCCCCCCTCAAATTTTTACGCACAGTGATTTTTTTGAAAATAAAAAGCGATGGAAACGAGAAATTTTTATGGCAAGACCACCAAAACCGCCTGCTTACCTCAATGAGTTAGCCGCGCAACAGTGGAAAGCGAAGGCAAAGCAACTGGCAGAACGCGGGGATCTGACTCCGGCAGATTGGAACAACCTTGAATTGTATTGCGTGAATTATTCGATGTATCGAAAAGCGGTTGAAGACCTTGGCACCCGAGGGTTCAGCATCAAGAACAGCCAAGGCGGAGAGAGTCGAAATCCAGCATTAAGCGCGAAGTCTGACGCAGAAAAAATCATGATTAAAATGTCGTCGTTGCTGGGATTTGATCCCGTCAGCCGCCGCCGAAACCCGGTAGAAACGGAAGATGAAGATGAAATTGACCGTATGGCATGAGTATGCGAACGCCATAAAATCAGGGGAAATTAACGCCTGTAAGCGCGTAAAACAGGCCGTGAACAGGTACTTTTCAGACCTGAATGACCCCCGTTATGAGTTCGATACCCCCACTGTAGAGCGATTTATTGCTTTCTCTCGCTTGTGTCCACACGTCAAGGGGCCACTACGAGGCAAGCCTATTGATCTCGAACCATGGCAACAGTTTGCTTTTGCTAATTTGCTGGGTTTTAAGGTTAAGGATTCTGGGCGCCGGAAGTACAGCAGCGCCTTTATCGAGGTGCCGCGCAAAAATGCAAAGTCTACCGTTGCCGCGATGCTGGCTAATTGGTTTTTGGTCATGGAGCAAGGCCAGCAGGATATTTACACCGCTGCGGTAAGTCGTGACCAAGCCCGTATCGTATTCGATGATGCTAGGCAGATGTGTTTATTATCAAAGCCGCTTAAAAAACGCGTCAATATTCAAGCTCACAAGCTTATCTATCCCAAGAATAATAGCCTGTTAAAACCGCTGGCAGCTAAAGCGGCAACCATTGAAGGGACAAACCCCAGTTTAGCTATTGTGGATGAGTATCATCTTCACCCCGATAACGGCGTGTATTCCGCACTTGAATTGGGGATGGGGGCTCGTCCTGAGGCCATTTTGTTCGCGATCACTACGGCTGGGAGTAACGTTGTTTCGGCCTGTAAACAGCATTACGACTATTGCTGCCAGATTTTATCCGGCGAGGATAGCAATGATTCATTGTTTGTCTTGATCTATGAGTTAGACGATGAAAATGAGGTGGATCAGCCGGAAATGTGGATTAAGGCCAATCCCAATTTAAATGTATCAGTTGATGCAGCAAAGCTTGAGTCCACCATTCAAAAAGCCCGCGGGATCCCCTCTCAATGGGTCGAAATGCTCACCAAGCGTTTCAATATCTGGTGTCAGGGCTCTACACCGTGGATGGGGGCGGGTGCTTGGGATGCCTGCAAGGAGGATTATAGCGAGAACGATTTAGCTGGAATGGAGTGCTACGCAGGTTTTGACCTATCTTCAACCAGCGACATTACTAGCGTTAGCTATGTTTTTCCGTTCAATAAAGAAATCCGTCTACTTACCCGCCACTACCTGCCAGAAGCTCAACTTCAGAATGTTGCTAACAAAAACCGCGCGATTTATCGCCAGTGGGTAAAGGCGGGATGGATACGCACTACTCCTGGTGATTGCATCGACTATGACCGTATCCGCGACGATATTTTACATGATGCAGAGATTTTTAATATCAGGCTGGTGGGCTTTGATACGTGGAACGCTACGCATCTGCGCACACAACTACAGGGAGCAGGTCTCGATGTTGAGCCATTCCCGCAAACTTATCTGAAATTCAGTCCCGTAGCGAAATCTTTTGAGGTGTTCGTTAACCGTAAGGTGGTGCGCCATAACGGTGATCCGGTGCTGACTTGGGCTATTGGTAACGTGGTGATGGAGTCTGACGCTAACGCCAACATTAAGCCCAACAAAAAGAAATCTTCTAACAAAATTGACCCCGCAATTGCTGGGCTAATGGCGTTCGGCACCTTCCAAGCTGAGCACGAGGATTTCGCCTTTGATATGAGCGACAACTACAAACAACGCCTTAGTAAATTTGACGGGGTATAGGAGACAATATGGCAACTTTGCGAGAATTAATTATCAAGGTATCGGCAAACTCGAGTTCTTTTCAAACCGAGATCGCCCGAGCCTCCCGCATGGGGAATGATTATTACAAAACGATGGAACAAGGAGGAAAGCGGGCATCTGCAGCAACAAAACAAACACAGAGAGCGCTTCAAGACCTAAATTCAGAAATGGCCTCGGTTAAATCGAGTGCAGCGAGCATGGCTGGGGCATTTGCAGGGGCTTTTGCAACTCATCAGCTAATCCAGTATGCAGATACTTGGAGCCAGTTGAGCGGTCGCCTTCGCTTGGCGTCAACATCAACGGACGATTTTTCTGCAGCTCAAAGTGCCTTGATGGAAATTAGCCAGCGTACAGGGACGTCTCTCGAAGCAAACTCGAGTCTATATAGCCGTATTGCCTCCTCTTTACGTGACGCGGGATATGCATCAAAGGATGTGGCTTCCGTCACCGAGACTATCGCAACTTCACTAAAGCTTTCTGGTGCCAGCACGGAGGAGGCGAGTTCCGTTATCACTCAGCTAAGTCAGGCTCTTGCTTCTGGTGTATTACGTGGTGAAGAGTTTAACTCCATCATGCTGAATGGGGGCAGACTGGCAAAATTGTTAGCAGATGGGATGGGGACAAGCGTTGGTGGTTTGAGAAATATGGCAGAAGCCGGAAAACTCACCACTGACCGCATCGTTCCGCTACTAACGAACGTTGAGCAATTGCGTAAAGAGTTTGATACGTTGCCGGCGACAGTAAGCGGATCCGCTCAGAAGGTTCAAAACTCCTTTATGGCGTGGGTTGGTGGTGCCAACCAAGCCTCAGGCGCGTCGGCAATGCTGGCAGGTACGCTAGATAGCGTCGCTGAAAATATGAATACCGTTGCCGCCGCTGCTGGCGCATTAGCTGCCATTGGCGGGGCGCGTTTTGTCGGTGGAATGCTCGGAAACGTTGGCACTCAGACAGCGCAGTTGATTGACGCCCGCAAGAATGAGATTGCCTTATCTGCCGCACGCGCAGAAGCGGCGATTCAGTCGCAACGTAAAGCAGCTGCAGACGCCATTGCTGCCGAACAAGCACACCAGTTAGCGGCAAAAGAACTTGCGCTCGCAAAAAATACCAACGAAGAAGCGATGGCCACACAGAACGCCACCGCCAAGCGCAGTGCGCTGATTGCTGCAAACGCGACGCTCGTACAATCCAATAAAGCGGTATCTGCGTCTCAATTGGCGTTAAATAAAGCCACATCGGCTATGTCGCTGGTGCGTTCTGGGGCTGCTGGACTATTGTCGCTTGTCGGTGGTATTCCGGGGGCGCTAATGCTAGGTGCTGGGGCGTGGTACATGATGTACCAAAAACAAGAACAAGCCAAAGAATCGGCGATACAGTACGCAGGCACACTTGATGAGGTTGTCGCTAAATCTCGGGAGATGAGCCAACTGCAGCTTAAAGGGGCTATCGCTGATGCAGGATCTTCTATTGATGCTCTTAGGGATAAAATAAATGAGCAGGCCACATCTCAACGAGAAGCTGCAGAAGCAGTTTCCGAATATCGTAAGCAACTTGACGGGTTAAAAGACTCTGAAGCCCCGATAGCTATCATTTCTGATGCACAGGAAAGATTAAATGAAGCACAAAGAGAATTCGATAAAATTTCTCGAGACGTTTCGGAATCAACCTACAAGTTAAATAATGCTACAGATAATCAAGCAAAGCTTCAGGGGGAATTGAACGGTAAGGTTTCTGCCTCTGATGCTGCTTTTGCCAAGTATCAGAAAAACCTATCAGATACTACGAACCTTGCTATTGCCAATGTAAACGCAATGGCTACAACCTTACAATTTATTGACTCCTTAAATCAAAAAAGCAATCAGTCAGGTACTTCTGGTGCATCGAAAGGTTTGACACAAAAGCAACAAGAGGCGATGGATAAGGCACAGCGCCAGAATATATTGGCAGGATTGCAGGGATTAGAAAAAGCGAGACAGCAGGCAACGTTTGAGGCTGATGATCTTAACCTCCCCTCTGGGCAGTATGAAAAATATATCAATCTTGCCGTTGAGGGAGAAAGAAAGCTCGAGGCATTACGGCAAAGTAAACCGCATAAAGGTGCCAAGACCGAGGAAGAGAAAACCGCTGATACCTATGAGAAGCTGATTAAGCAGCAGAAAGAGCAAATTGCATTGGATGGCCAGAACACCGAACTCGCGAAAGCTAAGTATCAAATTAGCCAAGGTGAACTACAAACGCTGACCGCTTCACAGAAACAAACGTTACTACAAAATGCCGCGCTGATTGATCAGCAGAAAATAAAACAGCAAATCGCCGCCTATGAGGCCAATCTCGCTGATAGTAACGCCAGTGCACGCGCTTCTAACAATGCTGAGCTGGTGGGCTATGGTCAAGGTTCATTGACTCGTGGGCGTATGCAGGAAATGCTCAAAATACGTGAAGAGTTTGAGCAGAAAAATGTTGAGATCCAACGCCAGTATCAGGGAGGGGAAATCTCTGAGAGCCTGTATAAACAGGAGGTTGCACTCAACAAAAAATATCTTGATGAGCGTTTACGTGATCAGGAGGGCTATTACTCTGCGTCTGATGCCATGCGTAATGACTGGAATGCTGGCTCTGCCGAGGGCTTATCTAACTGGATGGATACCGCCTCAAATTATGCTGATCAAACTGCAAGCCTTGTCAGTAACACCATGAGCGGGTTTGTGGGGAGTATTTCTGACGCTCTTAGTGGGAATAAATCTAGCTGGGAGGATTGGTCTAAATCCGTGCTGCAATCTATGCAAAAAATTATTCTTAACGCCATGCTTGTCAACAGCATTAAAGGACTGGGTGGCGCAGGATTCATGAGCATGTTCGGAGGCGGCGCTTCTGGGGCTTCGGGTGACGCCGGAGGGGCATTTAGTAGTGGTGCTTACGGTAATCTCACTCTTAACGCCAAAGGTGGTGCGTATGCCTCAGAGGGGCTAAGCGCTTACAGCAATAGCATTGTTGATACTCCTACTTATTTCGCATTTGCCAAAGGTGCGGGACTTATGGGTGAGGCAGGGCCAGAGGCAATCATGCCGTTAACTCGCTCGCCGGATGGTTCTCTTGGGGTAAGGGTGATGGGTAGTCAGCCAGAAATGAGTAACGGATCATCCTCGCCTAATATCACTCAACACATTCATGTCAATGGTAACGGTGATGCTGCTTTGATAAGGGCCATGGAGGAAGCCGCCCGCAAGGGTGCCAACGATGGGGCTAAAAAAGCGCGAATGGATATATTGCAAGATTTCCAAACGCGGGGACAGGCTCGACGGTTGCTGGGTGTTTAACCAATATGCAGTAGAGAAAATAATTCCGTATTGGTTCGCTAATGTTTAAGTTCGTTCAGAACCATGTGTAGTCAATGGTGTAGTCAATTCCAATAAAAAGGCGCTAATCCAGTCAAGGAAAAGCGCCTTTTTTCAATACGTTAACTGATTAGTATCAGTTCATGCCGTATTTTTTCAATTTCTTACGCAGAGTTCCGCGGTTAATTCCCATCATCAGCGCAGCGCGGGTTTGGTTACCGCGAGTGTACTGCATCACCATGTCTAACAGTGGCTGTTCTACTTCAGCCAGTACCAGCTCATACAGATCATTAACGTCCTGACCATTCAGTTGAGCAAAATAGCCTTTCAGGGCTTGTTTAACCGAGTCACGCAGTGGCTTTTGAGTCACCTGGTCCTGGGAGTTTACGGTAGAAACGGTCAGTACGTCAGAATTTACGCGTTGTTCGAACAT